CTTACTGTTGGCCAACAGGCGGCAGATATTGTCCTGAAAATGGGCAATACCGTCTATCGGGCCTTTACGGAAGATATTACCAACGCTCAAGAGATGGAATTGATTTTGGATCGTTACTAGGAAGGAGAAAGCTATGTATAATTACGCTAGTTTGAAAAAAGTTGACGGAACTATCACGGCTTTCGAGCCTAGTGACAACATGTCCATCAACGGTGTGCCCCTCAATCAACTGGTTGAGGGCTACCGACATTTGACGGTGACAGGGAGGGGCTTGCTTGGTCAATCGGTCAAGACAACCTCCGTACCTGGTCGCCGTGGTGTGTGGGTGGAAGATGTGTCTGATGATGAGCGTGTGCTTGAAATCAAGTATCAACTAGAAGCTAGAACCAGTGCGGACATGCGGGATAAGTTTGCGAAACTCAACAGGATTTTGCGAACTCTTGCAAGTAGTGGTTATCTTGAAATCACATTTAAGGATGAGCCAGGTTTTACCTATTATGGATATTTCAGTGGGGCGGACGACATTGAGGAAACCTCTCTTTCACTCGTCAGCAAGTTTACCTTGTTAGTGCCAGACGGGTATAAGAAAAAACAGGCTCAGAACTCTACTGGGCTTGTTTCTTTATCGGATGCCTTAGAAGTCTTGCCTGAGTCCATCACAGTCACACCGACTGGAACGGTCAATCAGGTACAGATTATCAATGGCGCAAAGATTTTGTCTTTCTCCGGTTCGTATGTGGCCGGAAAAGACATAGTTGTGACCTTTGGGGTGGAAGAAGTGACGGCTACCTACGACGGTAGGAATATTCTTAGCGAACTGGATCTATTTAGCCCACTGGAACGATTTACAGTTAAAAACGGAGACACTATCACGGCAAAGAATGCCACAGTAAAAAATGTAGTTTGGAGGGATGAGAGAGCGTGATTTATTTATTCGATAAAGATGAAAAACTGATAAAAATTGTCAGGAAATCAGCTGTCAAGACTGCCCTGCAGAAGTACGCATTAACTACTGAGCGTTATGTGTCTGACCGTTTGACGGCTGAACTCAAAGGGCTGAATGCGGATGAGTTGGAACAGATCGAGTACATGGCTATTCAGACCATGGAAGATGCTCATACTTTTCATTATTTCTATGTTGCCCAAAAATCTTCGGATGAACTTACTGCCTTGATTGGTGTCCAGTCAGGGATTGAGGAATTGCGGAAGTCACCAGTCTATGACAAACGACCTCAGAACGCCTTAGCTCGTGATGTGATTACGGATTTGCTTGCTGGTACCAACTGGCAAGCTCGTTTTGTTGGCGAAACTACTGCACACAGTACCAACTTTTACTATACCTCGGTTTTCGATGCTTTGAAAAAGGTTTGTGACGTTTGGGATTTAGAGATGCAATTCTTCGTCGAGATGAACGGCAATCGTATTGGTGCCCGTTACATTGACTTTAAGCAAAGAATCGGTGAAGCGGTTGGTAAGCGTGTCGTTTATGGTCACAATGCCCTACAAATACTGCAGGAAGTTGAACGAACAAACATCTATACAGCATTGGTCGGTCGTGGTAAAGGTGAGGAATATGGTGACGGTTACGGTCGGAAAATTACGTTCGAAAACGTAGTTTGGTCAAAGACGCAAGGCAAGCCGGTCGATAAACCTTCAGGGCAGAAGTACCTAGAATTGCCCTTGATGACAATGGAGTATGGGATCAAGAATGCCGACGGCTCTATGCGTCCTAAAATCGGTTTTGTGGACTTTTCAGAAGAAGAGAATCCAGAAGTATTGATTGAACGGACTTACAGGGCTTTGGTAGATGCTGCACGTCCGCAATTGACCTTGAAGACATCTAGTGTCTATTTGAAAGGAGTCAAGGTCGGAGATACGATTCGAGTTGTTCGGCATGACAAAAAACTTGACTATGATACACGGATTTTCGAGATAACCTTTAACCGACTGAATAATCAATCTAGTGACATTAAGCTTGGTGACAGAATTGGGGAAAGTAACGAGGCAAAAGCTCAAACAATTGCTGACAAGGCTGTTGAGCAGTTTGTAAATAACGAGTTTTCAAATTTCGTCCAAAACCTGCCAGATTATCTGCCTAGCGCCGATGGTTTTAATAATAACTGGTACGGTGCCGAAGACCCTACTGTCCAGTATCCAGGTAAGGTGCTGATCAACGATATTTGGTATAAACCTGATCCAGAGCATGAGGGACATAAAATCATGTTACGCTGGTCTGGAGAAGTTTGGGAAGAAATCTTGCGAACTTACGACAGCGAAGCTCTGCGAGATAGAATTACGCAGGAAATCGCCCAGGTCAACCAATCCATGCAAGCTCAATCGGAGGAACACGACAGACAGGTCGCAGATATATTGTCTAAAACGCAGTCTGTCGAATCGCTTGCGAATCAAGCGAAATCAGATGCAGCAAGTGCCATCGCTAGAGCCAATCAAGTCAAGACCGAGGCTATCGCAGATGCGAGGGCGCAGGTTGCGACGGTCAGTCAAGCGTTAAATACTGCTGAGACCAAGATTGCGAATCTTGTTAATGAGGTATCTAGCAAAGTATCTCAGACCGATTACAATACGTTGACTGGTCGAGTGAGTATCGCTGAGTCGGCTATTACTCAAAATGCGACTGAAATTAGCAAACGTTTGACTAGTACGCAAGTTGAGCAAGCAATCACAGATAAGGGATATGCGACGGTCGCTGTGCTTGAAAATAAGGTCAAAGAGACTGCGGATAGTTTTAGCCGGACAATTAGCGAGACAAAAGCGCTGATACCGAGTGATTTTGGTGGATACAATCTAGTACAAAATGGTGCTTTTCCGACAACAGATGTAGCACCATGGGGAGAGGAAACACCATGGGAAGTACCAGTTGAAATTTTCCGTCATGATTTTTACTATAACGGACAGAAGAGCTTATTTAGATTAGTAACCAGCTCTACGTCAGAGATTACAACATCAACCAATCGCTTTGAGGTTAAACGAAATACATATTACACACTATCATTTTATGCATTTGCCGGAAGCAACGTCCGTAACTCAGATGTGTTCTTTCTCGGACGGAAATCAAATGAAACTGATGGTTTTACAAGCGCAAATCTAATCATTAACCAACGTAGATTTTCAAACCTAAAAGCAGAATATGTAACTGTTACTTTTAATTCCGGAGATAATGATAATGGATACCTCCGTTTTGACAATAATGGTTCAACCGATGGTCAAGCCGCTGTAATGTTTTTCGGTGAAGTTATGTTGGTTGAGGGACGAACTGCCCGTAAGTGGGAGCCGTCATACGCAGAATTAGTCACTGTTACAAAGTTGCACACGGTGGAAGATACCTTGGACAGTCACACTCGTATTATAGGTGCGGTCGGCACTACAGGTAGTATCTTAGACAATGTCAGTAAAGTCACGCAGACGGCTGCAGGCTTGGTACAGGAAGTATCTGGTGCTAACGGGCTTAAGACACAGGTCAGCACGCTTGCAGGGTCGTATGCGATTCAAAATCTGACCAGCTCTGGTACGGTACTCAACCAGCTAAACCTTAACAAGGACGGCTCTGTTAGGATTGATGGTAAGCTCGTGCAGATTACTGGTACAACATATATACAAGATGGTGTTATCAGCTCTGCTAAAATTGGCAGTTTAGACGCTGGTAAGATTACAACTGGCACGCTGAATGCTGCGAATGTCAATATCATCAACATGAATGCTAATAATATTACCACAGGGGCGTTGAGCGCAAATCTTATTAGTGGCGGTGTGCTTAAAAGTACAAATGGTGCGACAAATTTTGATTTAAACAATGGAAATCTTCTGTTTAATAACAATTATGGCTATATACGTAGAACTGCAAATGACAAAATTTTTGAAATAACAACCCTACTGACTGAAAAAAGTAATTATAGTCCGGAAGGTCTAAGTTCTAAATTTATGATTAGAAAAAGTGATTATAGCAGACAATCGGGGGTAAGCTTTAATTTATACACTACAGTCGACGGTAAGCCAACGGCAACCGCTCAAATCTACAGTGATTCCTTTAAAATTACAGGTTCAGACTACACAACTATATTTAGTTTGGGAAGCAAAAATTCTTATCTTGGAACGTTAAATCTTCAAGGTTGGGGCGACATTCCTGTGGCTATTATGTCGGGTGGTTTAGTCGTTAAAGATATTGGGATTGGCGGTCACACAGAATCGTTATTAAAAGTCGTTGAAAGGTTATGTAAAAAAACTGGTCTTATATGGATATAAGAAAGAAGGTAGTATGAAATTTAATATAAAAAATAAAGACTTAAGTAGTCTTTTACAAATCATTGACAAGTTAAGCACTACATCTATGCGTGTTAATCGTGGTAAGGCTAAAATCTACAGTGCTGTTAGCAATAAACTGCAGGAATACCGCTCTGACGAAGAAGACATTTTGAAAGAAAATGTTGTTATCGATGACTCAGGTCAATTAGCACGTCAAGAGGATGGAAACTTTATTTTAAAAGAAGGCGTCAACGTCGTTGATGTTAATCAACAACTACTAGAATTACAAGAAGAAACGATTACAATTTCTAGTGGTGACTATACGAACCGCTTCACAGACTTTTTCAACTGGCTACTGGACTGTGAAGAAGTTTTTACAACACAAGAGGTCATCTTGGTTGATAACCTCTTAGAACAATTTGAAGAACAAAAAGGAGAATAAAAATGACAGAAACTACTAACAACACATTACTCAACTTATCAACTATCACAGAACCATTTGACCTTGCAACAGCGCTAGTTTACATGAAAGAAAATGGCGAATTTATCCGTTGCAAGTCAGAGACACAGGATTTCTACATGTATCGCGACGTGCAAAAACGTCCTGCTGTCGTTAACGGTCGTCGTCAATTTGTAGACGTTGATTCTGTTTTTGCATACAACCAGTGGGGAGGTATTTCAACATCTATCAACATTGCTGATCTTTTTAAAAAGGATTTTTACGTCATGAAATTTGACGAAAACGGGAATCCAGATTGGTCTCAACCGTCCGTTGGGGTATAGCCTATGACTATTGAACAAGCAGAACAAATAGCTCAAAGCCAAGTCGCTTGGGCTATTTTGTTTATTTTATTATTCGGATTCGTCATCCATTATCTTATCAAGACATCAGACAAGCGAGAAGCTAAGCTCATGGATTTTCACGAACAATCAAAGGAAGAAAGCAACAAGCGGGAAGACCGCTTGATGAACCATCTTGAAAAAACTACCGCAGAAATGGGAGCCATGGCCCGTGAAATTGGTGGGCTAAAAGGGGAAGTCTCGCTCATGAGCGGCCGAATCGAAAAAATTGAAAAAGGAGAATGAACATGAATCAACTCACTGAACTTATGATTGGATCAGCAACAGGAATCTTAGCTATTTTAGCTGGCACGATAATCCACGAAGTCAAAAAATATTTGATTGCCAAAGGCGGGAAACGAGCCATTGAAATCACTGAAATTTTGGCAAGGAATGCCGTCAATGCGGTAGAGCAGATTACGAAACTAGACCAAGAGCATCATGTAGACAAGCTAGACATGGCCAAGCGGCGGATTACTAGTCAACTTGAAAAATACAACATCTATATGACTGAGACGCAATTGGAAACGTTTATCGAAAGCGCAGTTAAGCAGATGAATGATGCTTGGAAGGAGTAACTATGGGAGTGAACATTGAAACAGCCATTGCCTGGATGGAAGCTAGGCGAGGCAAAGTCACTTACTCAATGGATTATCGTAACGGTCCGAATAGTTATGACTGTTCAAGTGCAGTTTATTATGCGCTTATGTCCGCTGGAGCTGTTTCAGCTGGATGGGCAGTAAATACTGAATATGAGCATGATTGGCTCATTCGCAATGGTTACAAGCTCATCTGCGAAAACGGCCGATTTGATGCACAGCGTGGTGATGTCTTTATCTGGGGCCGTCGTGGGCAGTCTAGCGGAGTGATTTGCTCTGCCTATATGTAATGTATAGGTACTGGGGGTTAAACGGTTGAAAGCCAAACGTAAAGTCGTGGCAGTTTCCGTACCAAAGCCGAGAAATCGGAGAGGTCTAACGACTAGAGGATTGCGTCCTCGTAAGGTTCAAGCGAACTTGAAAAATCCCCCTCCTCACTGTTTATAAAGCCTATTACTCTGCATTTGTGGTATGATTAGAATATCAAAAGGTGCAGAGGGATACAATATGAAAACTTGTTTGAATTGTGGAAAAGAATTTGTGGGGTACTTTAATCAAAAACATTGCTCAGAAGAATGTAGAACAGAATGGCGTGAAAGACCTAGACAATTAATTTGCTTTGTTTGTGGAAAAGAATACACAGGCAATAGAAAATCTAAGAAGTGTCAAGAGTGTTTACACCCAAAAATCTACAAAGTTTGTCAGCAATGCGGTAAAGAGTATTTACAAACGAAGAAAAATAGAAACTCTCTCTATTGCTCAATACGTTGTATGGCTGACGCTAGAAGCACTCTAGTCACGGTATCTTGTGATGAATGCGGTAAAGAATTTGAGCGTAAGCCGTCTCAAATAGAGCGTAGTGAACACATATTTTGCTCAAGAAAATGTCACGTTGATTTCCAACGACACTCTGGAAATCCTGATTAT